CAGTTTCCGATCTGCAAAATCTGCAGAGTAACCTAGTAAGTAATAACCATGTAAGTAATAACCTTAATATATCGGTCATTTTTGATGATTTGTGGTCTATCTATCCAAAGAAGGTAGGCAAGGGCCAAGCTCGCAAAGCATTCAATGCAGCACTGCGCAAGGTTGACTATGACAAGATCCATGCAGCGCTGATCGATTACGTCAAAGCATCAACCGGCAAGGACAAGAAATATCTGCCGCATCTCTCAACATGGCTAAACGGCGAGCGCTGGGATGACGAGCTGCAAGAGCAATCACTGCAGGACATGACCAGCGAGCAGCAAATGCAAGCAATCCTCGGAAGCTACCAAACCGACAGGAAGCTGATCCAATGAAGTACCAGGATAGAACACGCACCATCGGCGCATGGCTCCAAGAAGAACTCAAGCGCTACGATGTACCGGCAAACCACACGCCCGATCGAGCGCGCCAAGAGATGGACGCAATGGTCGAGGACATCAACAGCGAAATACCAAGCAGCGTCGAGCAATCTAGCCTAGATCATATTCTCAGCAAAATGTCGCAAGACATCAGAAAAAACACACGCAGCAGATCATGGCCAACAATCTACACGCTCACCAAAGCCGCGCAGAAATGCAGCGAAACACAAGCCACAGCAATCACAGGACCAAGACAGCCGCACATCTTCGACAGCGACAAGATCGCAGCAAAACGCATAAACGCCGGTGAACCAGTGGCCGAAAGCTACATCAACGGATCAGGTGCAACCAGGCTGATCGATAAGAAGCTGATAAAGCCAGAGCAGCTAGAGCCATACAAAAACTATCTCAAAGAAGAAATGAAGATGTATGCAGCACCAGAGCCAGTGCAATACACCGAGCACGATCCGATCGAGGAACTGATGGAGAACCCCTACTGATGAGGCCAAAGCAGCTCAAAGCCAAAGATCTCCGAGCGTTTGCAGTCGTGCCAATCAGGGCGCTAAAAGATCCACGCATCACGCCGTCAGCATTCAGAGTGCTCGCGGCGTTTTGTTCTTACGCAGACCATATGGGCAGAACATTCGTAAGCCAAACAAGGATCGGGCAAGACATAGGGCTGTCACAGTCAGGTGTAAGCTGGCACGTAGTAAGGCTGCGCAAGTTTGGATACATGACGTTCTGTAAGCCGTTCTACAAAGACCAGAAGAGCACCAGCAACCGCATCGTCTACGATCAACAGGTCAAACTAGAGGAAACCATACGCTCCAGGCTAACGCCTAAACAGCAAATCCAATTAGGTGAAGCTGAAGCAATGTTAAAACAGGAAGGTAACATGCGCCTAACTGGTATTAACACGGCAGTCGAACTGGACCTATCTAAGCTAGTGGATGAATTTCAGTGTTTGACGACAGAGTTTTTCACACGGGCAATATCTGATGGCTGGGTAATCAAACCGGAGAAGCTCAGACGCGGCGCAGCAATGCTGGCAAACCAAGCCGTAGAGCTCCTGAGCGAGCCACACAGCGACGAAGAGGCAGCTTGATGACCCGACATACCCGAAAGACAGTTACCCACACTCAGCGAGCAGGAAATGCAAAGTCGCATAATACACATTATGTTAAATAAATCTGCACAGCCGCCAGCATACGTTTCCAGACTGGCCTGGCAAAACATCGAGGCTCCTGCAAAATGCAATCGCTCGGATTTGCAGCAATCGACCCCTTGCCCCCCGCCCCCGCCTGCTATGGCTGCATATCCCCACAGAAATATTTTCCAAAAAACCATGAAAGGCCGCTCCCATGCCATCTCTAGTTCCGTTTGATCCGAAGAAGCATAAGCCTGTTGAGACTGTTGGAGGCTCCAAGGCAACTGAGTATCTTGCCAGTGAGCGTTCACCGGAGGGCAGGGCTTGGAACATTCCTCAGATATGGTTTGAGGAAAAGACTGGGAAGGCTCGTTTTCTAAGCGGTGATAGGGCTTGGAATGCTGCTGAGGATTATGAGAAGTCTACTGGTCGCAAGTTTCCTCGGTACGATACGATTAAGGAGGCTGTGTCTGCTGCCAAGGCTCGTAGCAAGGGTGGTGGTGCATCTAAGAATCCGTTGGCTATAACTGGTATGCGTCCAAAGCCGCGCCCTAAGAGGTTGTTGAACGTAAAGGATAAGAAATGAAGCGCAAGTTTAAGTCTGTTGCCAAGGATCGTAAGTCAGGCATTCCTAAGAAGTACGTTACTGGATCTGGTGATGTTGAAGGTACGCGCAAGGAAATATTGAGAACTCGAGCGTTATATCGTATGGGTAAGTTGACTAGGGCTGATATGGATAGGATTTCTAGGGAAAGGTCTAAGCGATGAAATTACCTGCTAAGTATGTTAAGGCTGTTGGTGGTCAGGTGAAGGCTGAGAAGATTTATAAGCGTGGGCTGGGTGCTTATTATAGCTCTGGTTCGCGTCCGAAGGTTTCTGCGCATCAATGGGCGATGGGTAGATTGAAGAGTGCTGCTACTGGTAAGGGTGGTGCACGTAAGGCTGATGCTGATATATTGAAAGGATAGTGGTATGCCGTATGGGAAGTACAGCGCTGCTCAGAAGAGGTTAGCTGCGGTTTCGGGTGATCCGAAGAAGATTGAGGCTAGTGATTTGAAGGCGCTTCGTAAGAAGGCGAAGAAGCGTATTAGGAAAGGATCTCGCAATGCCAATGGGTAAGGGAACTTATGGTAGCAAGGTTGGTCGGCCTTCTAAGGAGGACAAGGCTAATCCGATGCTGAAGAAGATGGCTATGAAGAAGATGGCCAAGAAAAAGAAGAAGTGATTAACTGGCACGTTTATCCTGATGGGTTGCGTATATGGCGCGATGGTGAACTGATTGCTGTAATAGAGCATGATGTGTTTCCGCATTTGATTAAGCAGTTGGCTGAGGGTTTGCTGGATAAATCTCGTAGTAATATCACTGATATGTATTCCTAGCTATTGTGGTATTGCTTTCTTTGTAATATCGTTATTGAACTTGCAACGCTGTATAGGAGGAAATAATGTCTAAGCGTTTTAGTGTTGTGCAAGCCAAGGAAGTACCTGGTCGGGATAAGCCGGTTTGGTTGCGTCATGGCATTGCTTTTCAGAATGACAAGGGCATCAGCATTAAGCTGGAGGGATTGCCGCTTCCGAATAAGGAGGGTGAGGTCTGGCTGAAGCTGTTTGAAGATGATGGTTCACGTTCTCAGCAATCTTCCCGCGCCGATACGGATTTGGGCGGGGATTCTATTCCGTTTTAGTCATGTCACGCAAAAAAGAGGATAAGATAAAGCCTATCCCGCCGGTTGGTCGGTTTGGCGGTGCGCGTTTGTTGCAGCGTCGAATTGGCCGCTCGGAGACATTGGCTCAAAACAAAGAGGCTGTGGCTACTGAGCTGATTGCAATGGGTACGGCCCGTATTACTGACATCATTGATCTGCATACTGGTGCTGTAAAGCCACTAGAGGATATTCCTGATGAGGCTTTGGCATCGATCAAGAAGGTGACTGTGGGTCAGCATGGTACGACGATTGAGATGTTTGACAAGGTAAGTGTTCTGCGCGTGTTGGCTAAGGCTAGTGGCTTGCTCGATGCAGAAAAGAACGTGGACAAGCCTTCGATTGTTGGGATCAACATGAAGGGGCCAGACATTACCACAACGTATGAGGCAGATGATGACTGATCTTCCCAGCATGAACTTGGATTTTTCCAAGTCTGCAACGGTCTGGAAGTTTCTACACGATAAATCTTTTGTTCGCGGCCTGATGGGGCCGGTTGGATCTGGTAAGTCATACGGCTGCGCTGCTGAAATAATGCTCAAGGCTGTTCAGCAAAAGCCCTCGCCGCGTGATGGCATTCGGTATTCTCGGTTTGTGATCGTGCGCAATACCTATCCAGAGCTAAGAACAACAACAATCAAGACATGGCAAGAGCTATTCCCTGAGGATGTATGGGGGCCAATGCGCTGGCAACCGCCTATCACGCATCATCTGAAGCTGCCTTCGAGGGAAGGTGCGCCTGGCATAGACTGCGAAGTTATCTTCATGGCTCTTTCTACGCCGCAAGATGTAAGAAAGCTGCTGTCGCTGGAGCTAACAGGGGCATGGGTGAATGAGGCCCGTGAGCTGCCGAAGGCTGTGATCGACGGGCTGACGCACCGTGTTGGCCGTTATCCTACGCAATCAGACGGTGGCGCGTCTTGGTATGGCATTATTATGGATACCAACCCGCCTGATGCAGATCACTGGTGGCATGAACTGGCAGAGAAGAACCCTATCGGCGGTCGGTTTCCGTGGAAGTTCTACCGGCAACCTGGCGGTGTGCTGGAGGTAAGCGCTAAGGATTTACCAGAAAACCCAGAGGCCAATGGCTTTGTGTTCTCTGGTGGCAAGTGGTGGATGGTTAATCCATCTGCTGAGAACAAGGTTCATCTGCCTAGTGGGTACTATGAGCAGCTTCTCGGCGGTAAGAATGCTGATTGGATCAGATGCTACGCTGAAGGCAAGTACACGTTTGTGCAAGAGGGGCGTCCGGTCTGGCCTGAGTATGACGATGATATGATGTCAGGTGATGTTACTTATGATCCACAATATCCTTTGCAGATCGGCGTTGACTTTGGTTTGACACCGGCTGCTATTTTTGGGCAGCGTACATCTGGTGGCGCGTGGAAGGTTCTCGATGAGCTTGTGACGTTTGACATGGGCCTTGAGAGGTTTGGGCAAGAGCTACTGGCTAAGATCGCTGCGAGCTTTAACAAGGCTGATGTGGTGATATGGGGCGATCCCGCCGGTAACAAGCGCGACGAGATCTATGAGGTTACTGCCTTCGATCACTTGCGCTCGATTGGTTTCAAAGCATCTCCAACTGACAGTAACGCGTTTAACGTGCGCCGTGAGGCTGCTGCTGCGCCTATGAATAGACTGGTTGGCGGTAAGCCTGGGCTGATGATAAACAAGAAATGCTTACGGGTTCGCAAGTCTTTGTCTGGTGGTTATTTCTTCAAGCGTCAATCTCTCGGCGCTGGGCAAGAGCGGTTCAAAGATATGCCGGTAAAGAATGAGCATTCTCACTGCGGGGATGCGTTTGGTTATCTGATGCTGGGTGGTGGCGAGCAACGTCGATTGCGGCGCGGTACATACGGCAGCAGCTTTAACAGCGGTCAAACATTCAACGCGGCAACAGACTTCGAGATCTTCTGATGGGATTGGTTCAGCTTCCAGAGTTTCGCATGAGTCCAGACGAGCAGCTTGTTCCTCTGCGCTATGAGCATGTCGCCAGAATGCGATTGGCCGATGATAACAAAGAATACATGGAGTATATTCCCAATTACATAGATTACATTTGGGATAATTCTGAAGATGGCTGGAGCTGGGCGGGTATTGGTCGAGGCAAGGTGGTTATAGCTTTTGGCATTCGGCACATCTGGCATGGCCTGGCAGAGATGTGGCTTGTTCCCAGCAAGGACATTGGCAGTCATGCGATATCACTTGTGCGTGGAGCAAGGGCCGTAACCGATACCGCTTTGCAAGATTATGGGGTTAGAAGGCTACAAATCTGCGTAAAAGTGGAAAATGATACCGCATTTAAGTTTGCCAAAGCACTACGTTTTGAGGTAGAAAGTGTTATGAGAAAGTTTGGCCCAGAGGGGGCTGACTACTACATGATGACGAGGTTTTAGCATGGCGGGATTATTTGGCGGCGGTAGACGCGGCAAGACACAAGCGGAGAAAGATGCTGAGGCGGCTCAGAAAAGATCTGAAGAACGTGCAACAGCTCAGGAACGTACAGAGATGCAGGGTGCTCAGGCTCGCCGCCGGTTGCGCCGTACTGGTGGAATGAGATTGCTGTTCTCTCCAACGCGCCAGGAAGGACCAGGTACGCAAACTAAGTTAGGTGGTGGCCAATGACACGCATTAGAGATTTTCAAAAAGTTTATGACGTAAAAAAAGCTGCTAAGGCTCCAGCCAAAGAAGAAAAGGCTGCTGCTGAAAAGCCAGCAAAGAAGGCTCCAGCAAAAAAGAAGGCGAAGTAAATGGCTGTTTTATCAAAAGATACTGGTTTGGTTACAGCGGCGCTGACTGCTGAGAACACATTCACCGATTGGATCTACTCCACAAAAGAGTTCAATCTCTCAATTTCTGGCACGTTTGTAGGCACGATCACAGTGCAACGGGCTTTTGATACAGCTAGTCCAGATGCCGATGCGCGTGATGTTGATACGTTTACTGCTCCGATTGAAACCTATGGCTTTGAGCCATCTGGCGTTGCACTGTATCGCGCTGGCTTCAAGACTGGTGAATTTACAAGCGGAACGGCAAATATTCGCATTGGCCGTTAGGTGTTATGGACGATAGCGCCAAATTAAAGAAAGCTGGGGTTAAACGGTTAAACCAGCCCAAGAGAACCCCAGGCCACCCCACCAAGTCACATATCGTGGTGGCAAGTTCTGGTGGACAAACAAAGACTATACGTTTCGGGCAGCAAGGCGCGGAAACAGCGGGCAAACCTAAGGCCGGTGAGAGTGAACGCATGAAGAAGAAGCGCGCCAGCTTCAAGTCTCGTCATAGGAAAAATATCGCCAAAGGCAAAATGAGCGCTGCTTATTGGGCAGATAAGGTGAAATGGTAAAGGATAATTAAATGGCTCGGCTGAATGTAAGAGATATTATTGAACGTGAGGCCAAGGCTCAGGCTCGCAAAGATGAATGGCGCTCGATCTATGAAGATTGCTATGAGTTCGCTCTACCACAGAGAAATTTATACTCAGGCTATTATGAGGGCGGTGTAGCTGGCAAAGGCAAGATGTCTAGGGTCTTTGACTCTACAGCTATTCACGCCACCCAGCGCTTTGCTAATCGCATACAAGCTGGTTTGTTTCCTCCGCAAAAGGAATGGTGTCGCCTTGAGGCAGGCACCGGCATTCCAGAGCAGCAACAACCGCAGGCTCAGGCTGCTCTGGATGCTTATACTACCCGTATGTTTGAGATCATGCGTCAGACTAACTTTGATCTGGCTATGGGTGAGTTCTTGCTGGATCTTTGCGTAGGTACTGCCGTGATGATGGTGACACCTGGTGATGAGGTTACACCAATCCGCTTCACGCCTATTCCTCAGTATCTCGTCGCTATCGAGGAAGGCACATTCGGAAACGTCGATAACGTCTATCGTAAGCTGCGCATGAAAGCTGAAACGATACCACAAGAGTTTCCTGATGCTGAGATAACCACAGAGCTAGCCGAAGCGATAGCACAATCACCATCCAAAGAAATCGATCTAATGGATGCGGTGATCTATGACTATGAGCTTGGCATCTATTGCTATCACGTTATCTGGCCAGCCAAACGGCAAGAGCTTGTGTATCGCACAATGAAATCATCTCCGTTCATTGTTGCTCGATATATGAAGGTGGCCGGTGAGATCTATGGCCGTGGCCCATTGGTTACAGCTATCTCTGACATCAAAACGCTTAACAAAACTGTTGAGCTGGTTCTCAAGAATGCTTCTCTGGCAATCGCTGGTGTATATACAGCGGCAGATGATGGTGTTCTCAATCCACAGAATATCAAGATACAGCCTGGTTCGGTCATCGGTGTCGCTCGCAACGGTGGCCCTCAGGGTGCGTCACTGGCTCCCCTCCCTAGAGCCGGTGACTTTAATGTCAGCCAGATCGTGATGAATGATCTGCGCATGAACGTGAAGAAGATCCTGATGGATGACACGTTGCCGCCTGATAATATGTCTGCTCGATCAGCAACAGAGATTGCAGAAAGATCGCGTGAGCTTGCGACTAATCTGGGATCTGCCTTTGGCCGGTTGATAGATGAGACAATGGTTCCGATTGTATCGCGCATTCTATTTATCATGGATCAGCAAGGCTTCATCGATCTACCTCTGAAGGTGAACGGCGTTGAGGTTAAGGTTACGCCGGTTGCGCCTCTGGCTCAGGCTCAGAAGCTACAAGATGTAAATGACATTGTGCAATTTATGCAGATCGCCAATGCTCTCGGCCCACAGGGTCAAGCGGCTCTGTCTATCCCGCGCATAACACAATTCATCGCAGAAAAGATGAACATAAACCAAGAACTGCTTACCACACCGGAAGAGCAGCAAATGATGATGGAACAGATGCAGCAAGCAATGATGGCAGAACAAGGCCCACCCGCTGCAACTGATGGTGGAGCCACAATGGAGGCAATGCAATGAGTTCACCAGAAGGCTGGGAAGGATTAACCCAAGCCGTAAGTGAAGCGCCAAGAGCCGACGATATGGATATTCTGTATGGTAAGGTTTTCAAGAGTTCTGAGGGGCAGAAGGTTCTAAGCCATTTGCGCAGCATTACGATTGAGCAACCGACTTGGTTCCCTGGAGAAGATGCGAGTTTTGGTTATGCTAGGACGGGAATGGCAGAGCTTGTTCGTATGATTGAAAAAAGAATAGGAAGGTCAAACAATGGCTGAAGAAGCGGCAGCAATAGAAGCGGATGCAGATGCACCGATGATTAACGTGGCAGAACCGGAGGCTCCACAGGAGGATGCGCCTATTCCGGTTCACGAACAGCCACAAGAGGAGATGCAGTCATCTGATGATGACGATGGGCCACTAGAGCGCCCTGACTATTACCCTGCAAAGTTTTGGGATGAGGATGGCCCTGATGTTGAAAAGCTGGCGAAAAGTTACGCGGAGCTGGAAAAGAAGTTTAAGTCGGGCAAACATAAAGCACCGGAGCAGTATGATATATCTTCACTTGCGGATCAGGGTTTGGACGCTGACGATCCGACTGTCGCCGTATATCAGGACTGGGCTAAAGAAAACGGGATTAGCCAGGATGCCTTCGAGGATCTTGCCGGTCGCGTCTTATCTATGGCGAAGGATGAGCAAGAGAGCATCCAATACGATCAACGCGCTGAGATGGAGAAGCTAGGCTCTAACGCCTCTGAGAAGATCCAAATGACTGAACGCATCTTGATGAAAGCGCCTCTCAACAACTCTGAGCGTGAAGCGATAGCGTACTCTCTGAATAATGCTGACTCAATCAATGCGTTCTTAAAGTATCACCAGGCCATTACGAATGAAAATATTCCGATCAAGCCAGTAGTCGAACAACAAGAGTTTACTAGGGAAGATCTTGAGTCGGCAATCGCAGATCCTCGCTGGAAAACAGATGCGGGTTGGCGTACAAAAATCGAACGTCAATGGTTCCAATCACAGCAAAGAGCCTAAACTCTTGCAATAAGTATCGCTTGCGTGTATTTTGCCCTTAACGGCTAACCGCGCACCGGCCCGTTGAATGTAGTATTCTACTGGCTGGCGCGGCCATAACGCGCAAGCGACCGCCCGAACCTCGGATAACGGAAGCGTTTTGTTGAAACCTATTAGGAGGTATCTGCAATGGCGCAGAACGTCACTACGGCGTTTGTTGATCTTTTCGACTCTGAGGTCAAACAAGCGTATCAAGCCGAATCGCTGCTTCGCGGCACGATGCGGACACGCAGCGGAGTAGCTGGTAATACTGTAAAGTTCCCCACAATCGGGAAAGGTGTTGCTACACTTCGCGTTCCACAAACTGATGTCACACCACTGAACGTGACCTATGGTCAGGTAACTGCAACGATGGAAGATTACATCGCGGCAGAATATTCAGACATCTTCCAGCAATCGCACATTAACTTCGATGAGCGCTCTGAGCTGGTTCAAGTCGTATCTAAGTCTATCGCTCGTCGCATGGACCAGATTATGATTGATGCTTTGAATGCTGCTACCGGCACATCTTCTGTTGCTACAACAGTTGGCCCAGGTGGTAACACTGACATGAACATCGAGAAGCTACGCGCAACAGCAAAAGCTCTTAACGAGAAGAACGTACCATCTGAAGGTCGTTACTTGTTGATGCACGCAACACAGCTCGATTCATTGCTCGGTGAACAAGAGATCACAAGCCAAGACTTTGCTGCGGTAAAGGCTCTTGTGCAAGGTGAGATCAACACGTTCATGGGCTTTAACATTTTGACAATGGGCGATCGTGACGAAGGTGGTATTCCTAAGCCTTCAACTCGTACCTGTTTTGCCTGGCACAAAGATTCAATGGGCTACGCTGAGTCAATGTCGCAGAAAACCGAAGTAAACTATGTCCCAGAAAAGACATCGTTCTTGGTTAGCTCGATGTTCTCTGCCGGTTCTGTTGCAATCGACGGCGAAGGCATTGTCAAAATCGCTTGTACTGAAGCATAAGGAGAGTAGACAATGGCATTCGCATCTGCAAACTGGTCAACCGTTGCTGCATCCAAGAGTGGAAACGCTCCAGCGATGTACACTTACAGCTCATCTGCTGATAATTTGGCAACTGTTAAAGGCTCAGGTTATTTCAACACGGTTGAAGGACTTATCACAACTGGTGACGCCCTTTGGGTCGTTGCTAGTGATAGCCAAGCGCTGTGTAAATTAATCAATACCAGTGGCGTTATAACCGTCACTGATTTGACTACCTAATAAGGTTGGGGCGGTTCGCCGCCCCTTCCTCACTAACAGGAGGGCAACATGGCCGCTGGTGATACCTCACTTTCAATATGCTCGGATGCTCTTATCCTGTTGGGCGCAGCGCCCATTTCGTCGTTTACAGAGGGTACTGATGCAGCACAGGCTTGCGACAGATTATATCCAGATGTACGAGATGCACTCTTATCAAACTATCTTTGGAGCTGGAGCGTAAAGAAAGAGCAGCTTGGCCGCTTATCTACTACGCCGGTGGATGAGTGGAAGTATGCTTATCAGCTTCCTGGCGATATGCTCTCAGGCGTTATAGCGTTATTCCGAAGCTCAGGTCTTGGCCAGCTTCCAATCCGGTATGGGTGGGAGATCTATGGCGATCAGATCTATACTAACTTTGAGCAAGTATTTATTGATTACCAAGGCTCGGTAGCAGAAAGCAAAATGCCAAACTACTTTGTGCGCTTGCTTCGTACTGCACTAGCCTCTGAGCTTGCCTTTGTAATTACCGATCAAATATCCAAGGCAGATTATTTCCGCGCTCTAACATATGGTTCACCGGCTGATAGTGGCCGTGGCGGTCTGATGCGCGAAGCAATGAATGTTGATAGTCGTGGCAAGCCGCCGCAAGTCATCGAGGATTATTCACTTATTGATGTGAGATACTAAAATGCGGATCATCCAGTTCCAAACCAATTTCTCGGTTGGCGAGCTTGATCCGCTTATTCGCGCTCGTACTGATCTACAGCAATATCAGAACGCTTTGGAAGAAGCGACGAATGTTATCATTCAGCCCCAGGGTGGATTTAAACGCCGTGATGGTCTTGAGTTCATTTATGACTTTGGCTCTACCTTTACAGACTTCAAGGTTATTCCCTTTGAGTTTAGCGTAACGGACAGCTATCTGTTGGTGTTCGTTAATCAGCGTATCTATGTATTTAAAGATGGTACGCTGCAAACAAACATAAACGGCTCTGGCAATGATTACATCACGGCCACAGATATAACGACTGCCATGCTCGATGAAATCAATTACACGCAAGCAGTTGATACGCTCATTCTTTGTCATGAAGATCTACAAACCAAGCGCCTGGTGAGAAACAGCGATACGTCTTGGACACTGGAGAACTTGCCGTTAATCAATCTGCCGCAATATCCTTATGCGTTTGATACTCACCAGCCAAACTTTACGATTACGCCCAGCGCATCGACAGGCAATATTACGATCACTGCATCTGCTGTAACGACTGACACTGGCACAGCACAGGCGGGAGGCGCAGATACAATTACGCTCAAAGCAGCAACATCATATACTGTTGATGATGAGCCTAATGGAATGTTCATAACCTTAACATCTGGCACTGGCTCTGGCCAAACGCGCCATGTTGAAGACTATGTTGCTTCCACAAAGGTTCTTACGGTTTATCCCGCGTGGGATACGGCTCCAGATGCGACAACGGGCTATAAGGTAGAGGCATTTGCTCCTGCTGCCGTTGGTGAGTATGCTCAGGTTCTCAGCACCTTTGGTCGCGCTCGATATGTAGAGTTTGTTTCTGCCACAGAAATGAAAGCCGTTGTTGAGGTCAATTTCTTTGATACCAGCGCAATCACTGCCGGTAATTGGGAAAGCGAGCATGGCTATGAGGATGTATGGTCAAACACTCGCGGGTGGCCAAAGTCTGCCGCATTCCATGAGGGTCGGTTATATTTCGGTGGATCTAAGTCGCGGCCCAATACCGTATGGGGTTCTGGCGTTATTAACTACTTTGATTTTAATCCTGGCACTGGCCTCGATGATGAGGCGGTAGAGGCAACGATCAACACCAATCAGCTTAACACGATTGTTAATCTCTTCTCAGGCAATGACTTCCGCATCTTTACAACCGGCGGTGAGTTTGTTGTTCTCCAGACTGGTGATAATCCTATTACACCGGCATCGTTTTTTGTTCGGCCACAAACGCGGCTGGGTGCAAAGGCTGGCATTCCGATTGAAGATCTTAACGGTGCGTCTGTGTTTATTCAGCGTCAGGGTAAATCTATCAATGCGTTCCAGTTTGGCGATACGACTGCATCGTACCAGATCCAAAATATCTCTGCTCTCAGCTCTCACTTGCTAAAAGATCCTGTTGATATGGCTGCGCGTCGAGCGGCGTCAACGGATGAGTCAGATCGTTTGTTTGTGGTAAATGCCACAGATGGATCTATGGCGGTGTACTCTATTCTGGTTGGTCAGAACGTAATTGCGCCTAGTCGGTTTACAACTGACGGTGAGTTTATTGCGGTTGGCGTGGAGATTGCTGACGTTTATGTGATCGTAAAGCGCACCATCAATGGCTCTGATAATTATATGCTGGAGAAGTTTAATCCAGATCTAACGCTGGATAGCGCTAAGAGCGGCGGCGCTGCTGCCTCAGTGAACATGAACCAGCTAGAGGGTGAGACTGTATCAATCATTCGTGATGGCGTTATTGAGCCTACTCAGGTCGTGCCAGCATCGCCTTACACGATTACCTTCGCAACAGCGGCAACGACTAGCTATCAGGTAGGCCTAGACTACACTGTAACAGCTCGGACAATGCCAGCGGAGCCGGTGCTATCTTCTGGCTCGGTGCAGGGATTTAAGAAGCGGATCATTCAGGTTGATGCTATCATTAATGATACGCAAGATATGACTATCAACGGCAAGCAAGTTTCCTTTAGGAACTTTGGTGAGGATGTGCTGGATACAGCGGTGCAACCGTTTACCGGCACTAAGACTGCTCACGGCTTGCTGGGATATACTGGCACTGGACAAATAACGATAAGCCAATCTGTGCCATTGGCCATGACCGTTCTGGGTCTTGAATATCGTTTAAGTGTGGGGAATTGATATGGCTGTTTTAGCTCCATTAGCAGCATCAGCGGGTGCAGTAGCGGCCAGTAGTGGGTTCCAGCTTGCTATGGCTGGGGTTTCTGCTGTTGGTCAAATGGCAGCGGGTGCTGCCCAGCGCAGACAATATGAGGCGCAAGCAAGACAAGCAGAGCTTCGTGGCAGATCTGAGGCTATTGCATATAAGCAAAAAGGCGCTGACGCTCTACGCAATCTAAACGAAACGCTTGCTGCAATTATCTCTCGCGGTGCTGCCGGTGGCATTGATCCCACATCTGGATCTGCTGCAACACTGCAAGGCTTCGCAATGGGTGAGGGCGTAAGAGAGTTTAATGTTGCTGCTGACAATGCGGTTATGGCTCTCGGCCAAGCAAGCACACAGGCTGGTATTTACAAGCAAGCGGGTCAAGCTGCACAGTTAAGCTCTTTCGTTGGCGCTGCCGGTACACTCGGACAGGGCGCATACAGATACGGACAATTACAACCAACGGCAATAGCATAGGTTAAGACATGGCTATCCTTCCCAGATATCAGCGCATTGGTTTACAAACCAGACAGCCACAACAGATGGACTTTGCGGCTACGCGTGAACAGGCAAGGCTCGGCCAGACTATTTCTCAGCAAGTAGATCGTATGTCAGACTTTGCCTTCAAACAGGCCGCTCAAGCAGCGGAACTGCGTGGACAAGAGCGTGTGCGCGAAGAGGGTGCCTTGCCTACTCTGGAGGCGCTACGTGAGGCCGGTGGGCCTACTACAATAGCAGAACGTGCTGCATCTGATGCTGCTAATCGGATTGCTGTTGTTGAGATCGAGAGCTTGGCAAAGCAGGACATGCAGAACCTTGTTCGTGACGCTGATAAAAACAATATGTCTATGTCTGCGTTCCAAGCATCTATGGCAGATATTCAAGATGGATATGCTGCTTCTATGCAAGCGGTTGATCCGGTTGCTGCCGGTGTGCTGTCTGCCCGTCTAGGCGATAGCGCAATGACCTATCAGGGTCGCTATTCTGATATTGCATTTAAAAAAGCTCAAGCTGCTGCGGCTGAAAATGTAAGTAAAGTGGCTAAAATCAGAAGCCAAGAAATAATTGATGCCGCAACACAACCTGGTGTAACTCAAGAAGATCTTCAAAAATTGGGAGATTCTTTAGCTGCTGATTTGCAGGACATTGGGGCCAGTGAAGAAAAGTCTATAAATTACACAGACGCAACGCTATCAAAGGCTCTTGAGTTTAATCGCATCTTTCGTTTTGACGAAGCCCCCATTGGGCAGAAAAGAATTTTGCTTGAGGAATACGAAAAAAACCCTCTTCCTGGCTTTGATTTTAAGCAAAATAGGTCATTTGTTGCCAGGCTTCAGGGTGATCTAGATAGAGAAATTAACAAAGGGCAAAACCAATTTGTAACTGATTTAAGCAATGCTGAAGCAGCTTTAAGGCAAAGAGGCACTCCACCTCCAGGCTTTGAAATTGATGAGCAATATATTCGTGATCTTTTTGGCGATGAGGGCGCTGAAGAAATCTTTTCGGATTGGGCGCAAACTCAGGAAAATGTGCTAAACACTGGTGCGGTTGGTTTTTTATCTCCAGATTTAATTGATGAGATTTCTCTTGATTATGAGACTGCTGCTAATAATGCAAAAACTCCAGATGAAATACTTAAAGCGGATGCCGCCTTGCTGGCTTGGCAGCAGTCTTTAGAGCAGCGGGATAATGCGATAGCTCAGGATGGAGCACTATATGTGCTTACAACAAATGATGCAGCGCAGGGTGTTTATGAAGATATGCAGGACAAATTAAATGTCGGTGATCTTGCTGGCGCTGCTCAAGGTTTGTTGCAGATGCGTGAAATTGCGCAATCTCAATACGATGACATGAATACCCCGATGGGCTTTAGGAACGTAATGCCGAAGCCGTTTGCTGGTGCGGTAGTAAACCTTATTCAGTCTCAACCCACAGAGACAGCCGCAACCACATTTGAGGCCTTGCGCATAAGCCTTGGTGATTATTCTGCTGGATTTACAGAAGAGCTAAGAAGGGCAGGATTAAAGCCGGAATATGTTCAGGCGTTATATACTGACAACGCAGAGACTCGCCAGGATCTTGCGGAAATAGCCGCTCTAAGCGAAAAAGATATTTTTGGAACTATGGCTCCAACTGATAAGAATGATATCAAAGCAGAAGTTAGATTAATTTTAGAGGGATCTGATTACACAGAAGCATTTCTTGGCGGCAGTGCTGGTGAGGCTAGATCAATATATCTACAGCAATATGAAACTGTCGTTAAACTTGCTGGTTATAAATTTCAAGAAGGTAATATTACTCTTCAAGAGGCAGTTAAAAATTCTGTAGCTGAATTATTGCCAGAAGCCGATCCCAAGCAAATTGTTAATAGAAAGCAGGGGCTATACATTGTTCCCGTAGACCCAACACTTAATCCAAGCACCATTGATAGAAACATGCAGCGCTTACTTACAGAAGACGCACTTAGATTTCTTGAGGTTGAAACAATAGACTTTCCAGATCTGCCAGAATTTGCAGATGAGCCTGTTACATTGGCTGGTATCTCATCGAATGGGATATGGCTTAACAATGAAACGGGTGACGGCTTGCGCTTGCACTACAACATAAATGACAGATTTGTTGTGGTTAAAAAGGCTGATGGATCAAACGTCGATGTTTTGTTTAAAGACGTAAATATAATTGCCAAGCAGGTGTTTCCAAGGATTAGCGCAGAAGAGCGCCGTGAGGCCAGAACGGGGCCAGCTCCGCAAGTAGAAGTAGAGCTGGTTACACCAGTAGAAGAGCCAAAGGTTAGCCGCAGAGAAGGCAGAAAATAATGCTGCAACCAAGGCCATTAAAAACAGATAATAGGTTCTTGAGAGCTGGGCTTTCCGAAACTATGCAAGTCTCTTTGGGTCGTGCTGTTTCTGAGATGGCAAAAACACCGATGACTGGCACGTTGTTAAGCCGTAAGTTTGAGCAAGCTCAAGCCTCCATAAGCGCGCTTACGACATCTCAGCGCGATAGACTGGCCGAGTTAGACTTGGAGTTACAGCAGCGCCAATACCAAATAGAATATGATCTTGAAACAACTACAGATCCAATACTGCGAGAGAGCTTACAATCTCAGCTCAAGGACATTTATGAGCAAGATCAAACTCAAAGAAGCGTTATTCACCAGCAAAGCATAGATGAAGGCAGGATGGTTGAGCCAGAAGAGCTTAACGAAATGTACGATGGTGTTGTAACATTTACAGAGCGAACATCTGCTGAAGAAGCAAGGTTGATTGCTGAAGGTAAAAAAGAAGAGATTATTCGCAACGCTATCATTAATAGAAGTCCAGAAGGTTTCTTACCTGGTGTCGCTAAGTTTGGCGGCGGGATGTTGGCAATGGCCGCTGATCCGGTTGAAGTTGCAACAATGTTTATTCCTGTCGTTGGCCAAGCTGGAAAGGCTGCGTCAATTGCTAGATTTGGCCGTGTGGGTGGCAGAGCAAGGGTCGGGGCCATAGAGGGTACTGCCGGTGCTTTGCTCACTGAGCCGCTATATTATGGTCTCTCAGCAGATCAACAACTTGACTACACAATGACCGATGCGTTGTTTAATGTTGGCGCTGGGTTCTTCTTAGGTGGAGCCATTGGCACTGTTGCTGGCATGTTTAGTAGGTCGGATGTAGACGTAAAAGAAGTTATTGCGTCTGTTGATCCTACAATAACACCTAGAGAAGATGTTTCTGGATTTACACCCCCAGCGCCAAAGGCTGCTGAGGAGATTGCCGCAAAGGCGCCGCAAGCCGCCAAGCAAGCTAGATCCATGTATCAGTACACTGGTGGGCAACTGCCGTTTGAAATTGCTATTAGGCAGTACGTCACAGACCACGATATAAATGTGCAAATGATAAGACCCAAAGTAACTGGTAAGCCTGTTGATTTAGGGCAGTTTGTAAGAGATGTTGGCGGTATAAATGATGATGCCCCTGCGTTTAGGGGTGAGTTAAGTAATATTGGATACGCGTCAAAAAGAGAACATAGAGGCAAAACCGGAAAAACCGTTAATGGCATTAACAACCCAAATTCTGAGTTTGATCTTGATGATATGGCAGAATTTGCATTTGAGGCTGGATATATTTCAAGCAGAAATACGAATGAATTAGTTGAGGCATTGACCGAACAGAAGAGAGGAAACTTTGTATTTGCACGGCAAGACGCAGAGGCTGCTGAGGATTGGAGGAAATCATTTGATGCGCAGAATGATTTTGACGCAGAAGAAGCAAGGCGCCAAGATATAAAAGATGAGCTAAAAGAAAAAGGCGTTAAAAACGTTACTGACGATGAAATCGTTCTTATTTCTGATGAAATGGCCAGAAATAACAAAAACCTTATGGATGCTAGAATTGATGTCGCAAGAGATATAGAAGAGTATCAGGCCGATTTATTGGCGCGTCATGCGATTGATCCAAGAAGCGACCCCACGGCAGATCCAGATGCTTCTGCAAAGTTTGACGAATGGGCAACCCAGTTCACAGAAAATCAAGACATTGATGATATTATCGCTCGTGAAGAGGTTTTAATTAAGGCGGCCAGGGATGCCGATGAACTTACTTCTGAGCAAATAAAAGAACTTGATGCCATAAAGGCAATAGAATTAGAGGCTCGCGCTTATATCGAGACCATTGAAGAAACAACTGTTTGTGTGATGAGGTCATAATGGTCGATTGTAGGGATGTTGCAAAAAGAGCAAGTAGAAACAGGCTAAGTGATGAGCAGATTGATGAAATCCTGCAAGACTTAGAGGCCGTTAAGAAGTCCAAATTATTCCCTTTATCCGATGCGGAATCAGCTATCTTTATTCGCGGCGAAACAATGAAGAGGGATACCGATTTAGCTCGCAAAATTGAAAAGCGAAATCGCTACATGAATATTTTAAAAGAGCAAAGAATAATGGCTCTTGCTGAGCGTGCCGATGAGGCGGTTGGTAATCCATCTCTTGGCTTAGAGGCCGCGCTTGTTGGTGTAAACTCGCCGTTTTTTGAATCGGGTCGATCTGTTGCCGCTATTGGTCAAGCGTTAGAAAGCTCTTACTTTGGGGGGCTTATTAGCGATCTAAAAGCTAAGGGCTTGCTTACAAAGTATGATAATATGAAGGGTGAGTTTGAAAAGTCGGTGGTTCTGGTTCTAGGTGATTTAAACCTCAAGAAGCCAAAAGGTGTGCCAGGCGCTTCTGCCGATGCAAAAGCTATAGCTGAGATAATGTTTAAGTATCAGCGCGCTGCCCTCCAAAGAGAAAATCAAGCTGGCGCATACATAAGACTAAAGCAAGGTCGCGTTGTCGGAACGGTTCACGATAGGGCAAAGATGCTCAAAGCAACCAAAGACAGCTGGAAGAATACTATTCGTGATAAGCTTGATTATGAAAATATGGAAATTGCTCCAGAGCGAATTGAGGGCTTTTTAGATAGTGCATACGCCACCCTCACAACGGGCGTAAGAAAAACAACCCATCGAACAGAAGTAAGTAGATCCTTCAAGGGTACAAAAAACCTAGCCAGACAAGAAAGTGAGGGCAGTTTATTTATCTTTAATGATGCTGAGGCTTGGTACAATTATGACCAAGAGTTTGGTCGGGCCTCTCTCAGAGAAGCATTTACGGAAGATCTTCAATCAGCCGCTAGGGCTACAGCTCTTTTGGAGGTATTTGGCACAAATCCAGAAGCGATGATGGATAAGATTATTGATAGATTAGAGGTTAAATACAGAGACGATCCAGACCCGCAAAAACTTAAAGATATACAAAGAAGAGATAGCCGCATTCCTTATGCTGTAAACTTTGAAAGTGCTCTAAAAGAGGTTACTGGGGAAATTAACGATCCCTTCAATATTACCTCTGCTAGTATTATGAAGGGATTAAGAGACGTTCAAACGATGTCAAAGCTGGGTGGTGTATTCTTAGCATCTTTAGCTGATACTGCCTTCATTTCCTCAGCAAGAATATATCAAGGCAGATCTTTGCTAGATGCGTGGGCAGATGGCTTTTCCGCTGTAGTCAAAGGTGCCCCAAAAGGCAAACTAAGAGAATATGCTGACAGATTAGGGGCTGGTCTAGAAGGTCAATTAGGCAATTTTTATGGCCGTTTCAATGCTGCTGATGACTTTCCTGGGGCCACCAACAAGTTGATGAGGCAGTTTTTCAAACTAAACCTCTTAGGCCCATGGACAGATAGCAATAAACGTGGCGTTGCCCTAATGATTTCAAACGATCTTGGCGTAGAGGCGGCAAACAAGTTTGATAAGGTTCAAGAGGATTTAAAAAGGATTCTTGGAATATATGGCATAGGAAAAGAGCAATGGGATATTGCCAGAAAGGCTACTGAAAAAGGGCCAGATGGCAGAATGTATCTAATGCCAGATAACATTGAAGATCCACGAATAAAGGAAAGCCTGTTTACTCTTTTGGTTTCTGAGGTAGATAACTCAGTCATTTCTCCAGGCGCAAGAGAGAGGGCAATGGTGCGGCGTGGATACAGACCTGGCACCGCAGCTGGCGAAGCAATCAGGACCATGGGGCAGTTTAAGTCGTTTGGAGTTACTGCTGTTAGTAAGGTTTACGGACGTCATATGTATGGTTATGGAGCCAAGACTAAGCGCGAACAACTACAGCGCGGCATTGGCGCGAATATGGGTTTAATAAATACAATCGTTGGCACGACTGTTCTTGGTTATTTTGTTATGCAGCTTAAGGAGCTTGTCAAAGGAAGGGATCTTAGGCCGCCCTCAAAAGAAACATTATTAGCGGCGATGCTTCAAGGCGGTGGTGCTGGTATATACGGTGACTTCTTATTCGGTGAAGCTAATAGATACGGTGGAGGCATGTTGGCTACCGTTGCTGGGCCAGGCGCTACAACAATATTTGATTTTGCAGATAACCTAGCAAAGACTAGAGATGTTGTTTTGGGTGGTGATGTAGATGCAAGGTTAGATTGGGTTAGGTTCTTTAAAAGCAATCTTCCATTTGGGAACGTGTTTTACACCAAGCCAGTTCTAGATTATTTGATTTGGTATCAGCTACAAGAAACTATCAATCCTGGCTATCTTCGTCGCATGGAGCGCCGCGTTGAGCGCGAAAACGATCAAACATTTTTCATACCACCAACCAGTATCATTCAAACAGGAGGCGGTTTCCGATAAGGAATTATTGGATCATCTGCAAAAATCTGCTATAGAGTAAGCAAAGGAACGGGAAAACATCATGTCCGATATCGCAATTAACCCTGTTACGCGCAGAGTTCAGTTCACAGGCAATACTGGAACCGGCCCGTATGCCTTTAACTTCAATGTTTTGCAGTCAAGTGATATCGTTGTTTACAAGAACAACGTGCTGCTGACGGAAACAACTGATTACACTGTATCGATTGCTGCGAATGGTACGGGCAACATCACGATGGTTGTTGCTCTGGTGCTTACGGACATTCTGACAATCATCGGTGGCCGTGAGTTATCACGCACAACTGACTTTGTTACTGCCGGTGACTTGCTGGCTTCTTCGCTGAATGAGCAGCTCGATAGCAATGTTATCATGTCTCAGCAGCTTGATGAGCGCTTTGGCCGTACTCTCGCTGTACCACCTGGCGATGAAGATAAAACTCTGGATCTTCCTCTTGCGGCTGATCGAGCTGATAAGATCATCTTGTTTGATGAGAGCGGAAACGTAACAGCGGCAGCGCCGTCTGACTTCTTTGGCAATGCGGTTCTTGGCGGTAACTTTATCGTGAACACGGCAACCGGCAATGGATCTCAGACTGCGTTTGGTCTGACTGTTGCACCTGGCATTAAGACAAACATACAGATCCACATAGATGGTGTTTATCAGAATAAGTCTACGTTTTCTCTTAGCGGCTCTACAGTAACATTTACGGAAGCCCCGCCCTTGAATGCTGCTATTGAGTTTATGATGGGTGAGTCGGTTACAACAATAACCGGCGATGCTTCTGCGATTACTTACAACCAAGGCGGCACTGGCGCACAGGATCGTACACTGACGAGCAAGCTGCAAGACACTGTATCGGTCAAAGACTTTGGTGCTGTCGGGGATGGCGTGACGGATGACACTGCGGCTATTCAGGCTGCTGTCGCAGCATTGGCCAGCAATTCATTTGAAAATTCAAAAGGGATTTATTTTCCTGCTGGAATTTACAAAATTACAAGCACTATTGATATTGACTTATCAACATCATCACTAACACTTTATTCGGACACTAAAGCTACAATATCCGTTGATGTTCCTGATGGGGGCTTTGCGATTGATGTTGATTATTCAACTGGTGGTACTGCAAACTTTCCATCTTTTAATATGACAAACATTGGTATTGCTGATTTAGCTGACCCCCGAAATGTAAAAAATGGCTTGCGTACAAAAAGAGTAATTGGCTCAAGATTTACAAAATGTGACTTTGAGTATTTGAACATTGCCGTGGATATGGGTGATGATAGCAATCTCAATACATTTGATCTTTGCCAGTGGCGAGGGAATGTTACTGGTTACAAAAGCACTGCTGGAGTAGCAAGCCATAATAATTTCTATAATTGTCAGTGGCGTTATCACAGTGGCACAGCATTTGATGCAACAAATTCTGCTGGAAACATTATTGTTTCTGGTGATTTTGAACCAGAAAATGTTAGCCCAGTAATTATTGCAAATGGACTAAAAGTAATTGATTGCCGTTTTGAAAGAAATGTCTCCAATGGGCAACCAGCTATTACAGTTTTAAGTAATAATGAATTGGACTTCGAGGCCCATGCGGATGGAAGTACGCAGTTTACTCCCTTTTATGATGTAGAAGGTAGCAACAACAAACTAAAGCTACAAAATAGCAATGGCGGCACGGCAGTATTTATGAATGACGGGGCCACAAACAATGAAACAGAGATTAGCAAGTTTGAAAGTCTTATTTCTGGGGGGTCGGTAATTTATGATGAAGAAGTTGCCGAGCCAAGCAATATCATCAAAACCAAAGGCTCAATGCAAAACAATAAACTTGGTGATATGGTTGAAGTAAATACGGATGAGTTGGTTTCGTCTGACTTGACCACATGGACAGCAACTAATTGCACTGTAACATCTCTTGGGAATGGTGGTTACACAATTACATCTACTGGGTCTGGGGCGTGTAATATTGCAAAAACTTTGACAGGCACATACACAGACTTAATGGCTTCCATGACAACCCTCGCAAGTAATGCAAGTGGACAAGCAACATTTGACTTTGATTCTGGAACCTCTGGTGATTGTGGCACTGTTGCTGTTTGGCCCGCTGTGCAAAAACGTGTTATTTGCAGCAGCTTTTACACAGACACATTCACCAATCCAGTGATTACGATTTCACTTGATAATACTGGCGGTTCAGGATCGGCAGTAAAGATTTACAATTTCAGACTTGCAGAAGGCAAGACACCAGATTGAGGACTGATAATGATTGAAAAGAACGGAAAGCAATATGAAATCGTAGCAATTCGTTGTTTGCAATTTGCTATTGTTCGCACATCTGGTGAAGATGATAAGATCGTAAAGATTAAATTTCCACCAGAAGAGTATGGGTCGATGGAAAGTGCTTATACTTATCTTCAGTCGCTTAGCGAAATATAATTAGGAGGTCACAATGACTATCAAACAAACTGGTGGGATATTTGGCAGAAATCCATCTTTTAATGAAGTATCTGCTGAGAGTGTAGATATTAATGGCGGTAGTATTGATGGCGTAACTATCGGCAGCTCAAGTGCAGGGTCAGGAAGTTTCACAACATTAACAGCAAGTGATGATGTGAACTTTGATTCTGGTACATTTTTTGTTGATGCTAGTGCTGATACGATAGGGATTGGAACAGCCACTCCTGCATTCCCTTTGTCAATGGCTGTAGATTCTCCTGCGTCTGAAGTTATGATTGATGTAGGCAATACCAAATATAATAGCACTAACTCTTCTGGTGAAAGTAAGATTAGATTTGGTTGGTCAAATCATGGTGCTGCAAATATTGCTGCATATAAGCAATCAACTAATCTCACTGGATTTAAGGTCTACACTGAGCTTGGATTTAATGTTGCTAATCTTGCTTTAACTATTGATTCTAGTGGGAATCTAACTCCAGCTGGCAATCTTGTTGTTGCATCAGGCAACGGCATCGACTTCTCTGCCACCTCTGGCGCTGGCACAAGTGAACTGTTCGATGACTATGAAGAGGGGACGTGGACGCCGACTTTTCAATCATATGGTGGCACACCAACAAATGTAAGTGGCAAGTATACAAAGATTGGTGATACAGTTTTTATTCACTTATCAGCAACATTTGATGGGACTGTTGATGGAAGCACTCTTCGTATTCAAAACGTACCGTTTAGCTCTGCTAATTCATGCGGCCTTTCATTTGCAGTTAATACTGGTGCTACATGCACTGTTGAGATTTCAGGTAGCAATATTGAGTTTAAGAATAGCTCTGCTGCTGACCTTAGCTATTCTGGATATGGTGCTTCTGCGGCGTTTGAATTGTCAGGCGTGTACTACGTTTCATAAAGGAAAAAACAATGGCTTTGACTAAAGCACACAATCGAATGATCGAGGGCGCAGTCACAAACGTGCGTGATTATGGGGCTAAGGGTGACGGTGTTACAGACGATACGGCTGCAATCCAAGCGGCAATCGATGCACAAAAAACAAACCCTGCTAAACCTGTCTATATGCCATCAGGCACTTACATGTTTAGTCAAATCAAAGTCCCTCGTAACTTTTCATTGATTGGCGATGGCTCTAGGGGAACATTGCCGAGCAATTCTACAATGGGCGGGACGATACTAAAGCAGATCGATGCATCAGAAAAAGATGGCATTCTTTTTGATCTGCAAGGTAGTGCTGATGACAATATATCTTCGATTTTGTTTAAAGGGTTTATGCTAATTGGTCCTGATAGTGTTTCTACAGCGGAAACTCATGGCATCCATGTAGATGATCCAGACAGTGCAGACCAGCCTGATTTTGCGGGCACAGTAATCTTTGAAGATTTGTTCATTCGGTATTGGAAAGGCTCTGGTATTTATACTGCTGGGGCAAAGCTGTGGAACTTTCGTGTGCAGAATGTGGTATCACGAGAGAATGGCAGATACGGATTTGAAACAAATGATGGCGTAATTATTGGTGCAACAAGCATCAATCACATTACACTCGAATATAACCGCCTTGGTGGTATGTATATTGGTCGCCTTGGTTCTGAACGTCAGATTGAAATTAACAACATCTACATTGAAGGTGGTGGAACAACTGGTCGCTATGGTGTTGAGCCGACAACAAGTCTTACTTCTCCTTACGGTGTAGTCTTAAAGGGTAAGGCTGCTGGCAGTCGGGCTGCTGGTGTATCCATTAAGAATGGCGTTTTCTTTGGTGAAGATCCAAATAATCCAGACAGTTTTATTCGATTAGATTATTCAGGTGGATACGCATCTTACAATGTTACTTGGGAAAACATTACTATTCGATCTGATTATGCTTCAGGAAATGCATATACTTTCTATGATGTCGTAACAAGTGAAGCAATATCATCAGATTATATTAGTGGCACATGGTCTGGCGGTGATAGCTTTATCCAAAGGAATGGTGGTATTGCGTTTAATACAACAGGCGCTGATGGCTTTATAGAAATCAGACGCAGTGGAACACTTGAAGGTTATATCGGCGCAAACAGTGATGGTGTTGGTCTGTATGATAGCAGTGATGATGCTGCGGTAAAAATAGACGTTGATGGTATTCTTAGC